TTCCGCTATCCCGCAGTGTCGCAGGTGCTTGACGTGCGCGTATATAAGCGTACTTGCAGCCTTCTGCGTCCGGCCTATGACGGTGCCGTCGGCCTGAATAGCGTAGGTAGTCCTAGCTACTCGCTCCGTTATTGCTGCCACGTTTTCCTATCTCCCTTTTTACCAATACATCCCGCTGTCTGTTGCGGGCGTTCTCGGCGTTCGTTACGGCGTTAGCCGCTTCGATCTCGACACGTTCGTCTTCAAGGTCGGCCTTAACAGCCGCCAGTTGCGCTTGGGCCAGAAGTAACGTGACCTTAGCCTTGACTTCGGCGTTGGCCAGTTGCGCAAACTTTAACTGTTCCTGCTGGAACGCTTTCTCTAACTGCTTCGCCTCGGCTGCCTCTGCCAGCTCTTCCTCGGAAGGCGGCGCAAGCATGGCCTCGACGGCCTTCTTGATCTCACCCTTCTGGGAGCTATTGGTATTCTCTAGCACGGCTGCCGTGATTATCGAGTGAGCCGGGCTCCCCGGCGGCACGAACGCAAGCATCTGCGTCAGTGTGTTGGTCTCGACTTCACGCGCCATCAGGCCCATGGTGGACTTGACGTTGAAGATTTGATCGGTAGGATACCTGCCCGGGTCAAACTGCATGTAGCGCCACAAGGCACGACGGATCATAGGCCCGAGGAACTGGCGCTCGATGTTATACATCGTTCGCTTGGCTCGCTTCAGGAACCCCGCATTGATCTGGCTCATACCACTGGCCGTCTCGTTGCGTCGGTTGCTATTGACAGATATTGCACTATCCATAGCGCCGGTACCCATCTGGACCATTCGCTCTAGGTCGCCAGACTGCTGGAAGCTAAGGGCTAGGCCCTGAGCGTTCAGACCAATCGGCTCAATCGCTTCGCTCGCGCGTCCACGCGTGAGAAAGACTTTACCCGGGCGTACCCGCAGGTCCGGGTTACGAGGTAACTTGGTAATGTCAGCGCCAAGCATCGGGGACGTGACGAGAGCCAGTCCATCCATGCGCGCGCGTAGTTCGGCATCGAGCGCCTTCTGAGGGTTGTAGCCTTTTTCGGCTATCCCTCGACCCCAGAACTCGCCCGGAACGACATCATGCTGGTAGGCGATGAGTGGTCGGTCTTGATTGGTGAATGGGGACTCGACAGCGCGAAGTATCACGCTGTCGTTGGCGATAGTGACAAGTGCCTCTACGAGCCCCTGTCCCTCGGCGTCGGGGAGCAGGGTAGCAGGAACCTTGCCAAAGTATTCAGTAATGAGAACCGCATCATCCATCGGGTCGACGTGGGAGTCACGGCCCGTGCCTGTGACGTCGCTCTGTCGCACGCCTGTGTAGGCACCCAGCCTGACCTTGCGGTAGATCCCCTCTCGCATCTTGGCGCGGACGGAGTGCAAGGGTTTAATCATCTCATGCGCAACGAAGTGCGCGTCGTCTATGCACGTGGCCGAGGGGTCGATAAGGAACTCGTCCGGGCGGACAGGCTCTAGCTTAACCAGTACCCTCTCGTTAGTCTGGGTCTGGCCTCCCACTGCCGTCTTAACGATCTTCCTCTCGACATTCAGTTTCCCGATACCGGTGCCGTAGACGCACCCTAACAGGAATATGGACGAGCAGGCCTGTGGAACTTTACCGAGATCGAAGTCCTCAAGGAGCTGGTCCCGGTAGGCAATTGCGTCACTCTTATCCTCGTCGGCGATGTCGTCGCGTATGTCAAACCACTGGGTGCGCCCGAAGGTTGCTTCCTCTATCTCGGAGGCAGTCATCTCGATGGCCTGCTGGAGGGCAGGGGAGATCAACTTGGAGCGTTCACTGTCAGTAGTCTTATCCTCGGCGGACCAGAACCCGCGCCACAAGCGCGTGTATTCAAGCCATCTCTTCTCGTACTTAGCGTCCCGGGTGTCCCGCGCGTGCTCGATGCGGGGGGTCACATAACTAATCAACGAGTTGCCGAAATCGCCATCATCGGATTCCGGGCGATCTTTCGCATCGTTGTTAGCGTTCTGGTTAGGGAGTGCCATAGAGATATTCCATTATAATTGCCAGCGCTTGGTCTGCGTGCATTGACCGCCCGTCACCAGTAGGGATATGAACAGTCATAGCCCCCTCGGGGACTTGTACGATTGCCGTGTCCGGGCCCACTACGAGGGTGAACTCCTCTGGGTACTCGAACTCCTTGTAGTGTGCGGCCCCCAGTCTCTTTAACTGAGTGTCCGCGACAAGCCATACAGCGGTGTCGATATCAGGGAGTGTGCGCACTAACTCACCTTCGTAGCAGGCAACTATGCGCTCAGTCCGTTCACATGGGACGTGCGCGTATACCTTAATACCCGGCGATGTCATCCAGTGGAGCCCACTCGTCTATGACGTCCATGTCGCCAAAGAAGGGGTCGGCTATCTGATCCGCGTAGGCCACGGCGTCTATGAGATCGTCATGGGCCACGGTGCTGGGGAAGTCGCAAGCCTGTTCTATGAACTGCTTGTTCCACTTTCCCTCCGTCAGTAACCGCTTGTCGGTGAGCAGTTGAATCCTGCCCTTCTCCGCGCGGCCCTGTAGCGCCCACGTGATCCGGTCAGTCTTCTTCTGGTTGCCGTGGGTCATAGCCGTGACCTCGAAGAATGTGCCGAGACGATTCATCTCGTCCTTCAGGTACGGTAGCACGGCGTTCATAGCCATGCCCTTCTCTATCCCGAACGCCAGTGGACGGTGCGTGCGGAACATCTTAACCATGCGGAGCGCGGTCTCCCGCGTGTCCCACTGGCCGTGCATAATATCAAGTATGCACCATCCGTCCTCATGTACCTGTATCGCAGCGATGGCGTGTTCGTCCAGCCGCTTGAGCTTGCGCCCACCCTCGACCTTCTGGAACCCGGCCAAGTCACAAGTTACGTAGATAGGCCCACCCGGTGCCGTGTCGACGATGGGGAACATATCCGCCGTCATCAGGATCCCGCCGCCCGTCTCGAACTCGGCCTCCATCTCCTGCCGGAACCGATCTCGGCTCATGCGAGCCTCGGCTTCTTGGATCTCCTCGATAGGGAGGTACGGGTTCATCACGGACTTAAAGTGCCACGACTCCCACTTGGGGTACGCGTCACTCTGGCCATACTTGTACACTGTGTAGAAGTGGTTCTTGCCATCGGGGGTACCGATGAACATAGCCCCACCCTCAGATCGGGCCAGCGAGGGGGAGACGATCATCTCCCACACCTCTTCTTTCATAAAGGCGTATTCGTCAAGAACAACGTACGATAGACCCACGCCCCGCAAGCTATCAGGCCGATCAGCACCCTTAATGGATATCCGACGTCCGTTAACCAGCGTAAGCGTTCCGGTATTCTCATACTTCGTTGCTATCAGATCCCCCCCTAGTTCTTTCAACAAGGGCCAGAGGATCTTCTTGCCTTGCTCGAACGTAGGAGCTATGTAGTAGACTTCCTCAAGTGTGAGGTCCACTTCGACTCCATCCGACCGTACTGTGGTGTTCTTTGCTGCCTCCACGAACAGAGTAACTGCTGCGAGGAAGGACTTGCCGAAGCGTCTACCTGCGGCCACCACCTTGTATCGAACGTCAGAGTTGAATACCTCCAGTTGGCTCGGGTGAAGGTCAACAATCATTACTGCTTGCTAATAGGAGACCCGAACGTTACAACGCCGTCGACGATGCGGGCAGACTTACGCGCCTGATCCACTGTGACCCCTTTCGGACCCGCGGCGTTTTCGGCCACGGCCTGTGCGGCCTCGCTACGTACACTATCAGACACCACGCGTTCTACCGCGGAGCTGCGTGCCTGTATTGTCTGCGACGCGCCTTCAACCAGTCCAGAGCCCAGAGGAACCTCTTCTGCTGTACGATCTGGCATGATTATTCGCCTTGTTTGCCGCGCTTGGACATCTGCGAGGAACCTGACGTCTTGTTACCAGAAGGCATGATATTGCCCGGAACAGACGTGGGGAAGCCCTGCTTGACGCTCTTCACGCTAACTTTAGCGTTTGCTTTGTCACTCGATTGATTGCTCATCTTTTGTGTCTCCCGACTCAATAATCTCCTTAACTTCCACGACCTCAACCGCCGGGGCTGCGCCCGCGTTGATCTGTATGGCTATCTTCTCCGACGCCTTGGTGTCGTCGTTAGCGCCTTTACTCATATGCTGTTCTAACAGAAGCTTGATCATGGTACGATCACCTTCTATTGCCAACTCAATGGCCTTGTCCATGATGGCCTCCATGTGAGTCGACGCCTGCTCGCGCAGCGCCACCTCCATGGATTGCTTGAGCAGCGTTATCTTGTTCTTGCTGCCTCGCGGGCGTCCTGCCGGATTACCGGATACCCCCTGCGGGAACGTCCCTAGGTCCGTTCTCGTTATCCCCTTTGGTTTACCCATTTAGGGCAGTTCGAC